GCCACCGATGAGGGCCTGACGACGGCGGCGATTATCAGCCTGATGACCGACCGGGTGGCGGATGCCGACGCCTTCATTCCCGACGGCACCGATGACCGGCGCGGCTGGTGGGGCGACCTCCCCTTCGATGAGAACGACAACACGCCAGAGCCCGACCGCATCGGCTCGCAGCTGTGGCTGCTGTCGCGGGAAAAACAGACCGCGGAAACCGCCCGCCGGGCTGAGCACTACGCGCGCGAGGCGCTGAAATGGATGGTGGACGATGACGTCGCCGACCGTGTCGATGCCGTCGCCAGCTTCCCCCGGCTGGGCTGGCTCGAGCTGCGCATCACCATCTGGAAGGGCAACGCCAGCGTCACCTTCTCGCCGATGTGGGCGCTGACCTGATGCCGCTAACCATTCCGACGTTGCCCGACCTGCGCGCGCAGACGCGCGCCCAGCTGCTCGCCCGCATCAAGGGCGGCAACCCCGCGCTCCGGCGCATGCTGATCAAGGTTCTGGCCGACGTGACGGCCGGGGCGCTTTACCTGCTCTACCGGTTTCTGGTCATCCTCTCGCAGCAGTTGTTTCTGGACAGCGCCGAGAAAGTCTACCTCGAACGGCAGGCGTCAAACGACGGCATCACCCGCAAGGGCGCCGCCTTCGCAGCCGGCAATGTGACCTTCAGCGGCTCGCCGGATAACATCCCCGTCCCGCTCGGGCTGCTGCTGCAGAACGATGACGCCACCGCCCAGTATGTCACCCAGGCGGCCGGCGTGATCGCCGCGGGCACGCTGACCGTGGCAGTGGTGGCCACGACCGGGGGCGTCGCCGGAAACGCCAGTGTTGGCGATCAACTGACGCTGATGACGGCCGTCGCCGGCATCCAGCCGAATGCAGCGGTGGCGACCGGCGGCCTGACGGGCGGGCTGGACACCGAGAGCGACGACGCCTTGCGCGCGCGGGCGCTCGACCGTCGCCGCTCGCCGCCGCAGGGCGGCGACGCCAACGACTACGTGCAGTGGGCGCTGACGGTGGCCGGAGTCTCCCGCGCCTGGTGCTTCCCGCTCAACCGGGGCCCGGGCACGGTCGACGTGGCATTCGTCATGGATGCGCGCGCCAACATCATCCCGCTACCCGCCGACCTCGCGACGGTGCAGGCCGCGATCGACGCCGTGCGCCCGGTCACATCGGATTGCATCGTGTTCGCCATTGCGGCCGATCTGATCAACGTCACGGTAACGGGCCTGATCCCCAACACGGCGACCACCCGCGCTGCGGTGCAGGCTTCGTTGTCGGCGCTGTTCGCCACCACGACGCCGGGCGGAGCGACGGTCGGGTCTGGCGTCTCGGCCGGAGTGCCGGGCGGCACGCTGTATCTGGAGCAGATTTCCGATGCGGTGACGCAGGCGGGCGGCATCAGCGGTTTCACCCTGACGGCACCGGTTGCCAACATCGCCTCGGCAACCGGACACATCGCCCGCCTCGGCACGGTGACGTTCGCATGATCGACTTCGTTACCCTGACGCTGGCAGATTTCCTGCGTGCGATTCAAGGGCTGCTGCCGCCCGGCCCAGCATGGCCGCGCGACGATGACGCGGTGCTGACCCAGGTGGTGCAAGGCGTCAATGATGCCGTCTATGCCCATCACCGGGCCACGCTGGTCCTGAGCGAAGTCGAGGCCGATCCGCACTTCACAACTGATCTGCTGCCCGACTGGGAAAACGACTATGGCCTGCCCGATCCGTGTACGCCGCTGAACGCCACGCTGGAGCAGCGACGCCTTGCCTTGCTGGCGAAGATGCGGGCCAGGGGCGGGCAGTCGCCCGCCTACTTCATCAGCGTTGCCGATGCGCTCGGCTACACGATCACCATCCAGCGGTTCTTCCCGTTTCGCGTTAGCGCCGGTCGCATTGGCGATCCGCTGTACGGGCAGGGCTGGATCTTTGCTTGGCGCGTGCACGCGCCGACCACAAGCGTCGTCCCTTTCCGCGTCGGCCGTTCGGCGGCCGGAGAGCCGCTGCGCAGCTGGGGCAACACTCAGCTCGAATGCGTGCTGCGCCGGATCGCGCCGGCAAACACCATCGTTCAATTTGCCTATGGAGGCTGACCTTGCACCGTATTGACGTACCCTCGGCCAGCCCGACCCTGCCCACCTTCGCGGCGCCGGGCTCCGGCGGCTACTTCACGGCGGGCAATCCGCTGACCGCCGTTGACGCCACCATTGTCGATCAAGACTGGGCCAACATGGTTCAGGAAGAACTGGCGGCGGTCGTCCTCGGCGCCGGGTTGACGCTCACCAAGGGCAACACCGCGCAACTGCTGCAGGCGCTCCGAACGACCATCGGCAAGAACATACAGGTGTTCGGTGCTAACGGCTCGTTCACCGTGCCGCCCAGCGTCACGCGCCTGCACATCATGCTTTGGGCTGGCGGCGGCGGCGGCGGCGGTTCGACCGGTTCGCCCTCGGCGGCATCCGGCGGCGGCGGCGGCGGCTACGTGGAAGGCATCTTCACCGTCACGCCCGGCCAGGTCATTCCGATGACAGTGGGGGCAGTCGGCACTGGCGGCACAGGCGCAACCGACGGCACAGATGGTGGCGCATCCTCCGCTGGCACGCTGTGCTCGGCGGTCGGTGGGGGCCGCGGTCGCGGCACGTCCAGTGCTTTCCAGGGATCGTTTGGCGCGCCGGGCTCCGCAGTTGGGGGCGTCATAATAGCGGGTCCGCAGAGCGGCGGAACGGGCACTGGCATTGGGTCGGTCGGTTTCGGCGGCTTCGGCGGAGCGTCCTTTTGCTGTGCCGGCGGCCCCGGTTCGGTTGGTATCGGCGGTAACGGCCAGGCGCCAGGCGGCGGCGGCGGCGGTGGAGCCAATGGGGCGCCGGGATCTGCCGGCGGCCAGGGGTTCATCATCGTCAAATGGTAGCATTGAACTTGCGGAGTACCTGATACATGGCATTCGCCCTTATCACCCCGAACGGCCTGGTCGCGCAGATCGCGGACGAAACCTTCGAAGTTCACGTCTCGCTGAACTGGGTCGATATCAGCGCCATCGTTCCGCCACCCGAACCCGGCTGGACCGCCACGCACACAATCGGCGGCATCTGGACATTCACCCCGCCCGCCCCTGCGCCGGGCCCAGCTCCAACGCCTTCGCTCGGCACCGCCGACTTCACCTTCCTCGATACCGTCTGGCGCTTCGGCGTCGCATAGGAGCAGCATTCATGTCCGTTCTGAACCAGATCGCAACCGCGCGCGATGACACCTTCGCCGCGCGTGTCGCCTTGTTGCTGATGAAATCGGCGATCAACATCGCCAACGAAGCGCCGGCCACCGCCAACCACGCGAACCGCCTGACATTGGCGCAAAAGCATTTCCGCGCCCAGGTGAACTGCAAGGCGTTGGCCGCGGCGGTCATTGCGAGCAACGCCACCATCCAGAGCACCATCGACACCAGCCCTGATCTGCTCGGCTCGAATGTGCCCGACAATGATCTGGAATTCGTGATCAACGGCCTGATCGACAACTTCGCCAACGCCTACGTCTGATCTGAAGCCGCAGTCGGGAAGGCATCGTCAATATGGTCGATCTGGCGCTGCCAACCGCGGCTCGTATCGTCATGCTCACCGAGAACCTTGCCCAGCTTCGCGGGCAATTCGTTCCAAGCATGGTGCCATCCTGGCCGGCGAAAGATCCGTCCGACACAATCGACCTCGCGGCGGATTTTTCCTTTCTCACCGGGGGCGTCGTGCTCGACAGCATCGTGGCACTGTCGAGTGGCTGCGTCATCACGACGCACACCTTGCGTGGCACGGTGGCAGTCCTGCGCATCATCGGCGGTGTCGACGGCACTCCAGGCATCGTCTCCATAACGGCGTCCTACGGCGGCGGTCAGGTCCGGACCAAGTTCCTCCGCATGCCGGTGGTCGCGCAGGCTCCGACGCTGGTGGGCGGCGGCGCGTCCCCGCCGCCGGTTGGCGGCGACGGGCATCTGTTCGTCTACACGCAAAGCTCGGCGTCGGCGATTTGGGTGATCGTCCACAACCTGAACCGCGACCCGGCAATTGTCGTGGCGGACAGCGCGGGCACGCTCATCGAGGGCGACATTCATTTCGACAGCCTCAACCAAGTGACGATCACCTTTTCGGCGGCGTTCGCCGGCGTCGCATACCTGCAGTAGAGGAACGCCACGATGGCCCGGCAATTTCTGACGCCCATTGACCTGCTGCAAAACGAAATCCGCAACGGCGTCACGCAGGTGCTCGCCACCGCCCCTACGTCGCCCGCGCCGAAGGTCGGGCAGAAGTACTACAACTCCGCCATCCTGGCCGAATTCAGCTACAACGGCACCGCCTGGGTTGTTCAAGACGCGACCAAATCGACCGGCATTCCGCTGTCCGCGCTCGCAACGGACCCGCTCGCGCGCGCGAACCACACCGGCACCCAGGTCGCCGCCACGATCAGCAACTTGGCTGGCACGGTGCAAGCCTACTCCCTGAGCCTGTTCGCCGTGCCGACCGCCAACATTCCGATGGGCGGGTTCACCCTGACCGGCCTGTCGACCACGCCGAACGCGGCCGGTCAGGCGGCCGAATATTCCTGGGTGCTCGGGCAGGTGCAATCTGCTGCGGCTGGCATCACGTCGCGACCGCCGGTTCGCGTGATCGCGCAAACCAACATTACCCTGTCTGGAACTCAGACCATTGACGGCATCGCCTGCATTGCCGGCGACCGTGTTCTTGCCGCCGCGCAAACGACCGCCTCCGCAAATGGGGTCTACGTCGTGGCGGCCGGAGCCTGGGCGCGGGCGACCAGCGAGGATGCTTCCAACGAAATGACGGCCGGCGCGATGTGGCTGGTCACCGAAGGTTCGACGGGTGCCGGCACGCAATGGCGTCAGGCGACGACCGGCGCAATCGTCCTGGGAACCACTGCGCTCTCGATCCTTCAGTTCGGCGCCACGACGCCCTACACCGCCGGCAACGGCATCACGCTGACCGGCTCGAGCTTCTCGGTCAATCCGGCCGCGTCGGGCGGCATCTCGGTCGCGGGGGGCGGCGTTTCGCTTGATACCGCCATCGCCGTGCGGAAGTACGCCACCACGATTGGGGATGGCAGCACTCTCAGCTTCACCGTCACGCATAACCTCGGCACGCAGGACGTTTGCATGCAGGTCCGGCAGGTCGCCAACCCGTACGGCATCGTGGAGTGCGACATGAGCGCGACGACGACCAACACGGCCACGATCGCCTTCGCCACCGCCCCGGCAGCCAGCGCCTACCGCGTCGTGGTGCACGGCTAATGCTTCGCCTTTCGAGTTTTGCCGCCGATGTTCGCGCCGCGGTGCTCACCGGCCTGAGCGTCGCATCGGGCGCTGCCGTGGCTGCGGCCGATACTGTGCTGACCGCCCTCGGGAAACTTCAGGCGCAAGCAACGGCCGGCACCAACAATGTCGGCCGCAACGTCTTGCACAACGGGCGGTTCACCGTCCTGCAGCGCGGCACTGGACCGTGGACGTCAGCCGGCCATACAGCCGACAGATGGCGAATCTTCTCCGCTCATTCCAACGGTTCCGTTTCAGTCAGTATCACAGCGGCGGCAGATGCGGACCGCGCCGCTATCGGGGACGAGAGTTTTCGCGCTTCGCTGGCCTATGTCTTTACCGGCGGAACCGGCGCAGCGGACTTCGATGGCATCCAGCAGTATATCGAAGGCGTCATGCGTTTCGCCGGAAAGACCGTCACCGTGTCTTTCTACGCAGCGGCAGCCTCCGGCGCTCCGAAGATCGGGGTTGAGGTGTCGAGCCAGTTCGGAACGGGCGGCACACCGGGCGCGCAGGTAAACACTCTCGCTGGCGCAATCACCATTTCAACGACCTGGGCCCGGTATTCAATAACCGTTGCTGTTCCGAGTGCGGCCG